TTATGAATTAACAAGTCAAGGCTTGATAAAGTAATACCAACCGTTTCTTCTTACATAGTAATATCCTTTATATTTGCCACTTTCTGTGTAGGAAATAACAGTAAACTTTCTAGCTTTATCCATAGTTTTACTATATTTAATTTTTCCTTTAACAATTCTATGATATTTGCTACCTTTAGGGAATACTTTAGTTAGATATGTTGATAAGCCTTTCTTATCAAGCATTGAATTAAGTGTATAACCAATATGGTCTTTATACTTAACCTTGCTAAAGCCTGTCTTATCATCAGCTAACCACTCAACTTTAGTTCCTTTGGCTAACTTCACAATAGGTTCATTTGCCTTTGTCACAGGGTCAATAAATGCTTTACGGCGAAGATAGTAGTCTTTCTTCATTGTTACATATTCCTTGCCAAGTTCCTTTTTAAACTTCTTCCATAGGTTGTCATTACTACCTATCCAACCTTTCCAACCTGGGCAAATTTTACTACATACATCATAATGACGGACTACTTTGCCTTTGGAAATGCCATATTTTTTCATTAGCTTTTTTGTTAGTGCTACTGTATTTGCAAAGGTTTTGTCTGAGATTTTACCTTTTGTACTGCACATTTCAATACTAATTGAATTGTAGTTAGTACACTTACCAAATAGATTGTTGTAACCATAATTTACACCAACTGCCCACGCAGTATTAGAAGGTGCTACTACCTCATATACATTATTGTCATCAACAAAATAATGGGCTGAGGCTCCTCTATTTGTGTTATAGAAGTAATTAGCATTAGCCTTTGCAGTATCTGTTGTGTTACCGGTATAGTGAATTACAATATAGTGTCTGCCACTGTTACCTTTTTCATAGTTACATTTTGTGTGTAACTTTTTCAGTTTGTATGACATTATTTAATCGCCTCGTATGTTTGTTCAAAAATATCAGGCTTACAAGGGTATTTTTCCCCTTTCACACCTGTAATAATATAATCGCCTTTTTCTGCTACCATATCGCCCTCAAGCGTATGTATAACAATTCTTTCTTTTGTTTTATGTGCCTGAACGATTACAGGTTTCTTTCTGTACTTAGCCATTTATTCTTCCTCCGGTAAACCTGCAACAGATGTTAAAATAGATAGTACACCGGCTAATACACTTGCTGAGGCAACGGCAATCCAATTCACCTCACTCATTACAGTCGCTACACCGATTGTAGCAACTGCTGTCTGACATACTGTTTTGATTGCTCTTACACCGGCAATCTTAATCCAATTTTTCCAATCACGCATATTTTTTTACTTCCTTTCTTCTTCTAAGTCGTTAATTCTATGATTAGCGACTTTTATTTCTTCATCAATCACGGATAGTCTTTCTTCAACTTTATAAGTTCGTTCGACTACTGTGTTGTGTTTATCTACTTTCTTTTCTAGTTCTTTTATTCGATAAGCTGTTAATCTTGTATTACAAATAATACCAATAATTGAGCCGATACCCGAACCGACTAAGCCAATAAGTGCAGTAATTACATCACTTGACAATCCATATCACTCTCCAATCGCTTTTGGTTCATAGTAGCAATGAGCGTATAAATATTGATAATCTGCTACACTACCACTTGGTATTCTTACTCGTACTTTGCCGTCTGTTCCGATTAATAGTTTGCCGACAATACAATCTGACCCTGCCAATGTTTTTGTTAGGTAACAAGGAAACATCTGGTTTTCAAGTGGATAATAAGGACTTTGAATTGTAGCTATCTCTAATAAGTTACTTGCTCCGATTGTACTTGTAAATTGTAGAGAAAAGTCATAGTAGCAAAGTCCGTTACGGTATGTTAGCTTATTAACTGAACCGTCAAAGCCTGATGTTACTTTAGCTTGTAAAGTTGGACTAATTCGACTAATGGTACTGTAACCGTCGATATTAATAAAATGTGTATAGCCGTTAAATGTAATTTGAGCATCAACAACCGAACTAAGAGTAGTTTGTAGATTAGGAGAATTAAAACTACAGTTTGTGCAACAAATTCTTCTTGCATATGGGTGAATACCTGAGTTGAATTTAAACACAACAGGTGTAACCTCACTGTCGTACAGATGATAGTTATTATAATATGTACACGCCACAAGCGATAAATCGTAACTTGTCCTTAATAAATATCCTGTTTCGTATGTATCACATTGACATTGTGTTAGACTTCCAAAACCGGCAAAGTGAGTAAAGAAAATTGAATTTGCAACCTTACTTGTTAGCCAACCGTGGACTTTGTTATAAAAATTAGTACCACCGTTGTAGATACATTTCTTCATATCCACAATCACAATTTCATTAAAATGGCAATCGCTAGTTTGATTGTAAATACCTCGGCTATCAGGTGTACAATCGCCTATAATTGTGCCATTTTGACAAATAAATGCACCACCTCTTTGAATCCAAATCGCAACCGTTTGACAATTCTTAATCATAAAATTTTCAAATGTAAATTTATATGAATAAATTAGATTAAGTCCACCGGCTTTGTTGTTACAATCAATAATAATGTTTTTTAACAATGTTTTTACATCATTTTTGGCATTAGCTGAACCATCAAATGTAATCATATAGTCCATTGTCTTAATTGCTTTCAAAACTGCCCAATTGAAGTCAATTAAACAAGTGCTAGTATTTGATAAATTTAACGGACTGCTAATGCAATATGTTTTACCATTTTGACATTTTAACTGCGTACCATTTTCGACACAATAATCAATTGCTTTTTGCAAAGCTGTTGTATCGTCAAATTGACCGTTGCCTACTGCACCAAATTTTTCAGGTGTAATCTCATATAAAGTATGTTGAGAAACAAATTCTTCAATAGAATTAAAAGTTTTAACATAGTCTTCTTTAGATTTTACAAAAAAGTTTGTAATTCGACAATTTAAATTTGCTTTATCCGGTAAATATACTTCATACAAATTCAATGAATTTGCTACAGTTACTGTTGTCACAAAAGTATGTTTGTTACCGTCTGTAATTGCACCGATTTTTCCTAAATCTTTATAATTATTGTCAATTTTCACACCTAAATTAAAATCAGTATTTGACACATAATCAAAGCCAATATAATAGTCATTTTTGGGTAGTTGTCTTTCACTATCAAATACCCATTTTGCTCTATCAGTATTATCTGTGGAAGTGCTTAATAAATAGTCTCCATCTGTATAACTACCTTGATTATTAGCATTAACAGAAGAAAAATAACCAACTTTGTTAGAGTTGTAATCATTAATAATATTTGTTGTGCTAAATGTTTTTAAAGAATTCTCTGCAACGGTAATTCTGTTTTCATTAGATGAAGTTTTACCAAGCAAATTTGCTAATTCTTCATCTTTGCTAGTTAGTTCATTGGCAACATGTTCTTTGTATAAATTGTAATCAACAATATCAACTTTTTTACTATCTAAATTACTAATAGCAGTATCTAAAGCGTTTTTATCGACAACTTTGTCTTTAATGTCACTAATCAAACCTTGCAAATTAGCAATTTCATCATTATAAGTATTAGTATCTACTTTACTGTTTTGCAACTTAGTAACAAGTGATTGTAAACTTTCAATAGCAGTTGAATATGTATCTTTTTCAACCTTGTTATTATTCAATACAGAAAGCTGATTGTTAATAATTGACAAACTGCTTTTTAACTGAGAAATAGACTTGTTATGTTCTTCAATACTTTCTTTTTTTGTATCAAGATTATTGATTAGTTCTTTAAGGTTTGCCACCTCATTATTAAATACATCAAGTGGTGTCTTGTGACCTAACTGTGCATATAAATCCTCAATCTTTGTATTGTCAGCATTGGTAACAGTAAAAGAAAAAGTATTACCTTTATCTGTTACAAATGTGTAGGTATCTACATTGCCCTCGGTTGACTTGTCAAGTCTTGCTATACCATCACCTTTTAAGTTGCCTGACTTATATTGTGTGTTATCGTTATAGGTAATAACAAGGCAATTATCAATCATTGATACACTTTTAATTGCTTTATTGTAGTAAGTTCTAGCTTCTTGTAGTGCTTGTATTAAAGCATTGTAGCTATTACCTACATTCCCATAGTCGTTAACCATAGTATAATATTTTCCTTTCTCAAAATATGGGGTATTGCAGTTAATATATGTTCTTTCGTCATACTCTAGTATTGTATTTGCAAGTTTGTTGTTCTCATCCATATACTGGCTATCTGCAATCACATACATAACAACATCAGTATATCCGTTTTCTAAATATTGCCTTTTGGTTATTGTCGGAATTACAATTGGCATTTGTTTCTTGCAATCCATATTTACTGTAGTGAATTTTCCTGATAATTTATCACCAATTTTATATCCAAATTTAAGAGTTATTGACAACATATTACTTGTTGTAGTGCAATAAATTCTTCTTCCTTGACTAACTGAGATTGTTTGACTTCTTTTGTATACAATTGAACCGGCTGAATGGTCGTTGGTTTTAAATTCTAAGTTATTGAGTAAATTTCTGTCACTACTAAATTTAACCGGTATATAATCTATACCGTTAAATGTATAATAATTATCTGCGTTATCCACCCAATCATCAGGTTCTTCTTCTAGCAACTCGAAATGTGGTACATTTAGGATATTTTCAACAACAATAATAAAAGTCGGTGAAATCGAATAGCCATTATTATTAGATAACTGTATTTGACATTTTGTGTCACCTACATTGAGGATAGGTGCAGTAAATACAATTTCATTATCTATAATATCGCAACTTTCCCATTGCTTACTGATTCCCTCTAAATAAACAGTAGCCACCATATCATTATCAAGTTTGATAGGTTCTGTACCGTTAGTTAGAGAAATATATATAATGTGGCTTTCATTTTCGGCTTGTCTAATATTTACAAACTGTTTGTAGCCACTTTTTTTCATATCAATAGTAATTCTATGAGGTGTCATATTTTCCCTCCTTACATAAAAATTATAAAAGAAAAGGTGGGTTATTTTCTAACCCACCAATTTTTATTCCTCTAGCCAATCTTGAATTTTTGTATCTAGAGTAATTTTACTGTTGTCCCACTTGATGTACTTGTTGTTGGATAAAATCTTATAAATTTTATCCATTGTTTCCTTGTCGTTATTTTGGTATGCTTCAATGTACTTTTCTTTAGCCACACTTAAGATTTTATCTCTTACTGCTCCGTCAACTTTCTTGTTCCATTCATCAGTAGTGTAGTTTACGGTCTTACTGTCCTTTGTATGGGTTTTGCTTGTGGTTTCCTTACAAGCCTTTAAAACTTCATTAAGATAAGAATTAGCTGAATAATTCATATCATTTAGTGCAGTTTTCAAATAGTTTGTTGCTTTATCTCTTGCCCTTTCGTTGTATGTTCCGATTTTCCAATGAATGATATAACCTGTTGCCTCGCCGATAGTGTCATTCCATATTTCAATACCATTATTCCATAGGGCTACGCTGTCTCTAGATAAGTTACCTACGCCAATACCTGTAATTGTAGATATTGATTTTAGCCAATAATATATCTTTCCATACAATGAAGTATTATCATATTTATCATTAAAAGTCTTATCATAGGCATTAACAATATCAGTAAAACTTTGCGACCACATAGCCGTATTATCGTAATAGGTATCTGAAAACTTAGTAATGTATTTGAACATATCCCATGCGTCACTAACAATAGGAACTTGGTTTAAAGGGTTGATGTTCTTTTCCATTTCTTGAATGAAGTTTTCTGTATATTCTTCGTTGAAATCTTTGTCATCATCACTATATCTTAGGTTATCCCATAGTGCTTCAATCATTGAACTGAATAGGTTGGTTAGTCCTAAGCCAAATAGACTTATTGCAAGTCTTTTACCGTGTTTGTTAAGCAACTCTTTATTGCTCATACCTTGCCTTTTGTTATTGATAAAGTCGTTTGCCAATTCATTAACAACATTCAATGATACAATAGGTTCGCTTTGGAAAACTGTTACAACCTTTGCTAGTGAATTATTTGAACGCATTAATTGACTTCGTGTCATAATATTATCAACAACCTGTGTTTTATACACAACTTCTCTAAACAATTCATCAGTTTGTTTTTTGAAGTTCTCGCCTTTAACGCCTTTATCTTCAACTGCATATTGACAAGCCTTGTATAAAAGTCCCCATGTAAACTTATCACCGTATTCAGCACCTTTCATTCCTAAGTCGTTAATCTTATTGTAAAGTGTTTTCTTGCCTTTGATAAGTTCGCTCATACCGAATGTTGTTGAGTTATCAAAGAAGCCCATTGACTTCCAATTACCTATACCGGTTTGTTCCATTTCTTCAATCAAAGTTTTTGCCTTTGGTATATCTTTAAGTGCTTTGACAAGGTACTTATTATCCAAAACTGCCATTGCTCTAAAGTATGAAGTAGGTTGGAGCATAGCCACACGAAGATTATACATAACCTTTGAGCCTTTAACCTTTGATATAGCCTTATTGATAACTCCAATATCTTGGTTGTTATCAATTCTGCCGTCTATATTCAATAGTAACTGACGATAGTATTGATAAAATTTATCACCATAGGTTTCCTCAATTTTTTCTTTGACGCTCGTTGTTTCGTATTTACCTGTTGCTTTATTATAAAAACTATCTACCTTTTCAAAAAAGGTATTTGCGTCGTGAATAGCTAAACCATATGCGTTATATTTTGCAACTTCAACAGTATGTTTTGCAAAGGTATCAAAGATATTATGAATAACAACTCTGTTCTTTGCGTTTGGTGTGATTTCCTTAGTCCAATTTTTGTTAAGTAATGCCCAAACATTTTGGTCTTGTGGTAACTGTTGCTTTTCAACTGTAGTTTTTGATACTTCAACAGGATAATAAGTTTTTTCACTAAATTTAGCAATGTCATGTAATGTTAAAGAAACTTCATTTGCTAAATCACTACATCTAGTAGCCATATAGTTTTGTAACTTATCAGCCACTTGCTTTTGTTCACTAGTTAAAGACTTAAACATTGTATTAAGTATATTTTCATCAATAAAATGTTTTGACTTTTCATTATAACTTTCCTTAAATTTACCGTCTTTAATTTGTGATACCTCAAAACCACCTGTTAATAAATGCTTTTTGCCGTATGGTCTTTTACTTAATTCGTAAATTTCCATAAGTTGTGGCACATTCACAAACATTTTGTTTCCGTCTGCGTCCTTGAATTCCTTAACATCTTTTTCCCACTCTCTAATCGTTTTATCTCTATTCTCAAAACCTGCGTCTTTCATAGTCTTTTTGGAGTATTCAATAATATCTTTACTGAGTAGAGAAAATTTATCTGTTGCGTCCATTAGTTCATTAAATAAGCTTTCACCGGCTGGACCCAATCTCTTAAAGTAATTTATAGGAGTAATTACCCAAGGTGCAAAAATCTTGTTTTGTAGGTTTGCCCACGCCTTTTGACCTTTGCTGAGGTTTGCTTTTACTCCCATTTTGTCTAGGTATTCCAAAACTTTGTCCCTTAGTTTAGACATTAGCTCAAACTTATCATTTTTGAATAGTTTGTCTGTATTAGTAACGGCTTTGGATAGGTCGGCTAGAATATTTCTAACTTGAATTAATTGTTCTTTAGACATATTCTTTAGTACATTAGTACCGTTGTAACTGTCTTTTAGTTCGTCCATTTGGTTGATAATAGATTGTAAATTTTCAACCGTGCTATCGTCTAAATGAAGATTGTATTCTTTTAATTCATTATTATTTTGAATTGTAATAGTACCGTCATCAATTAACTTTACTTCGCCTATATTTAATCGTCTTTTTAGAGCATTAAAAGATAATTCAGCCTTAGTGATTTTACCGTCTTTGCTTGTCTTTAAATCTAAGCCATCAATAAAGCCATACACAATAGGCTTTAACACCTCAGGTACATTTTTATTCTTAGTGTTACTAGCCATTTTAGATAGTAATTGAGTGGCTCTGTTTTTGATAGACTTCTGTAAATTAGACTTATCCCTTTGTTCGTAAATCTTATTCTTAACAGATTTTGTTTCATTCTTAATAATCTGTCTAACGGCTTCCATACTTCTAACAGAAGTAAGTTGACGGTCTAACTTTATAATATCCTCATTGGTTGAATTGATTTCATCATAAAGTTTTTGAATATCCTTTGATTCAGGGTTAGTCTTCTTTAACTCTCTAATTTGGTTATACCTATCCTTTTGAGAGTTTTCTAATTCTTCAATTTGGTTAGCCATACCCATATATTTCTCTAGCTTTTTATATTCTGCTGAAGAATAACTAGCATTTTGCATAGCCTTGGCAATAAGCTCTCTTCTAGGTAGGTTACGGTCAACATACATCATATCAATTTTGTTACGCATTTTTCGGTTTTCCGACCTTAATGACATAACTTCTTTGATATGTTTGTTTCTCTGCACAATTAGTTGGTTTTGTCTTGCTACAATAGACTTATTATTGCTTTGAATGTTTTGATTTGCAATGTCTAAAACAATATCCTGAGCAACTCTCTGTGAAAAGATTTTTTTACCGTCTTCATTCCAAACGATTTGAGGGTTAGTCTGCTTTTTGACTTCATTCATTAAATCAAATAACATACTAGGTTCTTCTAACATTTCGGAACAAAACTCGGATAATCTTTGTCCGTTTATCATCATACCGTTAGGCATATACTCGTCAATATCTGCCAAAGTCTCACATATTTGTGAGAATGTTCTGCCACTATTTAGGCTATCTTCATTTACAACCGTTGCATATCCAAACAGACTATCTCTAAATCTCTTTAACTGCCCTGAGTTTTTAAGATTTTTCCATTGCTTGTTACTTAACTTTATGTAGTTACCTTTTCTGCCTTTATCCATTAAAGTTCCTTTTAGATAACTTCTAAAGTCAAGCCATTCTTCAATGTTTGGATATTCCATTTTAAGGGTTTCTTTATCCTTAATTTGCACCTTGCCTAGTTTGTTATAAATTCTATCAGCAATTCTATTTATTAGTTTGTATGAAAAATCTTCATCACCTGGAACAGTTGTTGATACACCATGATAATCTCTTAGTTCATCAGCAATAATACTCTTAATCTCACTAGAGATTTTATCTGTGTTCCTTTTAAGTCCGTAACTATCAAGGTTATCTTTGATTATCTTATCAATACCTTGTGCAGTAAACTGTAGCTTATTACTTTGGTTGCCTTGCACAACATCTCTTAGTAGGTCAATAGCAAAACGGCTTTCTTCTTCAAGGTGTCTTTCTCTTGTGTCTTCCTCTCTTCTCATAGAGTATTGTACTAGGTCGTCAAGTTCTTTCTTATTTTTTGTATCATCTTCCTTTTGCTTAGTATCTTCTGTATTTTCATTTGTAGAATTTTCTTCTACTGTTAATTGAGCGTTAAGGTTTGTTGCACTTTTGTATAATGCTTTATTCCACTTGTTTTGAATTTGTTTTACTGCATTATCTACACTTTCAATGATTTCAGCCTCTAAAGAATGTGCCTTAGTACCTTTATACGCATTTTTGATTTTTTCTGCAATTTTTTCAATAAAATCAATTAGTTTTTCAGTAATTCTTTGAAGTTTGTTTTTATCAATTTCAATGTCACTTAATGCGTCAACACCGTTTTTTAACATACTTTCGCAACCGTCAGCCACAACTTCTCTCATTGCTTGGTCGTATGTTAGATAATTACCATTAATTTTTTGCCTTTGTTTTAGTGTTATAAGTTGGTCTATATCCTGACCTTGACTTTTCAACACTTCAAAAACAATATTCTTAAGGTCTTCATATTCTTTATGGGCGTATTGTTCAAACATATGCGTTAGTTCGTGTGAGAAAGTTCTCATAACTGCACCATCAACTAAAGCCTTTTCGGTGTCTGTAACACCGGCATTAATATCAAGAAAAATTACACCATCTTTATAGTAACCGTTAGCACCCTTATATTTGCCGTCCTCTGCCTTAGATACAAAGAATTTAACATCAACAGGTAGTGTGTTGACTATCTGCTTAATTGCCTTAACTGAGGCTTTCTGTTGGTCGTTTAGGGTTAGTCCTGACAACTCCGTTGTATCAACCTTGCCTTGATGATATTTAATCTCATTATCACCTAGTTGTAGGTATGTATGGGATATATCTCTTTCGGCATCATTTACCCTCTTTTGGTGTTCTAATACACCTTGCTGATAGGCATTTAATACGGTTTTCTCATTTAGTTCACCGTAACTATTAACAGTTTGTAAAATATCTGTGTTACCGGCTACACCACCCTCTTTAGCCATAAGCCATAGGTTAGCATATCTTTCAGGTGAAATAGATTGTGTGCTTGTATAACCATCAACAAACTGCTTAGCCTCACTTTTGCTCATATCACTTGCATAGTTGCTGATAACTTGCATATCATTATCAAGTTTAAGTTTCTCAGCAGTATCTGTTTTGTCGTTAACAGTATATTCAACCTTACCATCATTAACAGTAACATCATCAAATTTTTGTGTTGTAGTATGTTGTGTTTCGGCTTTTTGTCTGCCTAGTGCTGAGGTCAACGCAGTAGTATATCTGTTTAATGACTTGTCCTTTATATTTTTAACCCAATCATTAGTGTACTGCTCATTCTGTACCTGTGGTTCTGTAAAGTCGGTATTATAAGCATTGTTTTTCTTTAGGTACTCTAAGTTTTGAAGTTCCAAATTTTCTGTTGCGTTCGCAGAATTTTCTTTAGCGTTCGCAGAATTTGTGTAGTTTTGATACTCAGAAACAACTCTTTGCAACTGTGGTGTTGTGTCATAAGTTTTCTGTTCACTCTCTGTTAGAGTTTCACCCTGTACAACTTTATTTGCAATACTAGATAAGTCTTTGTCAGCACCTAGAACTTCTAATCTATTACCAAATTCTTGGAGTCTATCTTTTGAAGTGTCGTTTGGGCTTTCTGTTGCAATTAAATTTCTTAGATTACCTAAATCATAGTTAGATACTTTTGTCTTGCCTTGTAATTTCTTCGCTAATTGATAGGCTTTTGTATTTTCGTCTAAGTCAAGACCTGTGTTAATTAGATTATCTACTGTATCATAGTTTTTAATTTGTTTACCGGCATACCTTGTTCCAATAGAATTGAAACCTTTTTGTGTGCCACCCATAGCCATACCACTTAAGCCACCGGCTAGGAAAGATAAACCATCATCAGCCAAACTGTTGCCGATTGCGTGTGCTAAAGCCTCGCCATTAGTTGCGTTAGGGTTCTGTGTTTTGTATTCATTTACATATTGCTGATATTCGTTTTTATCGCCATTCGCTACAACATCAACAATATCATTTAACCAGTTAGAAGCTACTTCTTCGCTACCTTCTGTTAAAGCAGACTTTAACAGATTAGGGTTTTTGATAATTCTATCAAGGGAATACTTTTCTGTAATACCTTCAATAGCACCTTGAATAATACCCATTGTAACGGCTTTTGTATCAGAGTAACCTTTTTCTTTGCCCTCAATGATTGCATTAGTTGCTACACCATTACCCATTAATGCTGAGGTAATTCCAGGTACATAATTTTTAGCATTAGACAAAGCACTTGCTACTTTGCTACCAACATTTGTTGCACCTACGGCAGTATTTGCTAGGCTATTACCTACACTTGCTACACCACCACCTATAGCATTACCTAGTGCTACATTAATTGCACTATCAACAGTAGAGTTTACAGTGTTGTATAGAAATTGCTCAACACCATTATCCATATTACCTGATACTGTGTCTTGAATACCGTTAACTATATTAGTTCCTCTATGTAGCCAATCGTTAGTATCAATATCCTTGCCTAGTGTGGTCTGTACACCATCAACAATAGCAGTAGGAATAAAGTTATTAGCAACTTGCATGCCTCTTGCTTTTAGTGTGCCTAGAACAGGATGTTCTTTCGCAAATTCTTCTTCGTTTTTTACCTCTGCTTGGTTATTAACATAGTTTGTATAGTTTGATACACTATCATCATAATTATTGCGTTCATCAGAAAACACACCATATTTGTTAGATAAATATGTGGAAATTAAATTATTTTTTTGTTCTGTGGTGTAGTCTTTGCCTTTTTGGTAACTTAAACCACCAATAGAAGCAATTGTGTTTTCTTTTGGCTTCGATAATTCTTCAAAGTCATTATTCTTTGACAATTCATCAAACTGTTTGTTGACTGTATCTTCTTGTTCTTTTACTTTAATTTTTGTATCAAGTTTGTTGATTTCTTCTTCATTCTTATTTTTTGTTGTATCAAAGTAATCAGTATTTCCTAGCAAAGAGTGTGCAAGTTCGTTTCTTTCAGTATAAGTTCCTGTATCTTCTAGATAACCTTTGTACTTCTTTAGTAGGTCGGTATCGCCCATTTCATTAATATAACTTGATATGTTTTTCAAGTCATTAATGGTGTTATCTTTCTGCCAATTACCTGTCTTTTCATCAGCACCATAAGTTGTATAAGCACCATTGTTTTTAAGAGTATCAATGATTTGGTCGTTAGACATCCCCTTTAAGGCGTTAATATCCTTATAGGTGTTATATTCGTTTTCGTCCTTGAATTGGCTCCAATAATCGTTAGCATTGCCTACATTAAGTGATACATTTTTAATACCTTTGCCAATACTGTTAAGACCTTTTTCAATAGCCTTAACAGTATCTTTACCATACACATTTTCATAATCACTTTTATATGCACTTAATTTGTCTTTTAATGCATTATATGTATTACTGTCGTTTAATAAATTGTTGTGTAAATCATCATCAACACCACTTGTATAAGTATCTCTGTTGATATAATCTTGTGCCTTAGAGCCTGTACTAGCAAAGTTAGTAGCAAGGTTTTGAAAGTCGGATAGAAGAGTGTCTTTACCATTTCTTATATCTCGTTTTCTTCTCCAATCGTCATAATCTTCATATCCATTTTCCCTTTTCTTCTTTTCAAGATAATCATAATAACTCATTTTATCACCTGTTATTTTTGTTTAACTGAAATTTTTCCATTGTAAAAATCATCAAGGAAATCTTTTGGAAGTCCAACTGCGTTCAAAATATCCGGAATATCTTCATAATATTTTGTATCAAGATTTTTTAGATACTTAGCAACCTGTGGATAACTTTTGTTTTTTACCATTTCACTAGCATTGCTAATAATTTTGCTTAGGTAAGTTTTTTTAGTTGAACTACTTGAACTACTTGAACTACTTGAACCACTAGATTTTGGCAATGCACTTAGCATACTTAAACCCTCGGCGTTCCTGTTGTGTGTAATTTCTTCGTTTAATGCTCTATTCTTATAGTCTATATCAGCCTTTAATGCTTTATCCTTATAAGCATTTTCAGCCTGATTCTGTTCCCATGCGTCCCTTAACCCATATAGGCTAAGTTTATTTTGGTTTGCTTTATCCCAAAGGTTGTAGTCCATTGTTTCGCTTTTGTCGGCTCTATCTTGCTTTAGGTTAGAAACATTACCCATAGCATTTGCTTGTGTATTATATGAATTTAGGTCATAGTTACGGCTATCGCCATAAGCATTTGCAAGGTTGTTAAAACGATTGTTATAAACATTCCAATTACCTTGCCATTCATTACTCTTAGTACCTCTATCAGTAGAATAAGCATTGAATACATTTTGTAATCTGTTTGTTTCTGCACTATGGGTATTAAGTGCTAGGTTATATAAATCTGCTATGTTGTTGTTCAATTGTTGCATATACCCTTGATATGCCTGACTACCGGCTGTTGTTGCATATGAGTTACCATAACCACCTGTCATAGCAGAGGCTTGACCTATCGTATCTGCCATAGCCTGTTGACCCATTACTTGGTATTGGTCTTTCATTTGGTTGTATAAAGTGTCTTTTGACAAGTCATAACTGAACCGTTTTTGATTAGCTAGATTAAATAGTGCTTGATTATAACCTTTTTGATTGTCATAGTTAAATGTGCCACTTAGCTTATTACTATTCTGCAATTTCTGTAACTGATTATAGAAGTTGTTTGTTGCCGGTGAAGTCTGTATACCTTGATTTACAAAGTTACTATAGTTAGCAATTGAATTGTTAGCATCATTTTTGTAGCCTTGTGTTTCTTTTGAAGTTTTGAAACCGTCAACTTTCCATTTTTGACTAGCCATTATTTTTCACTCCTAATTTTTCAAGTAATGAATTTACTTGATTTTTTTGTTCTAATATCTGTCTTGAATGAGGGTTGCCTACAAGAGAATTTTCATCAATTGATGATATTCTTTGTATTTCACTTAGTATCATTTGTGGATTGTTAGAATTGTTATTCAGTTCAATCACTAACTGATAAAGGTATTGTATAATTTCATTTACTTTTTCATCAGTTGTTTTTCCTTGAATGTTTGGTAAATTATACAAATTTATCACTTCCAATCTCTAGGTATTTTGCAATAGAAAAGATTTTACATTCTCCGTTACCCTCAAATCTTAGCGAGAAGTGGTCGCACCTCTTAGGTTTAATTGGTAGATTGATAGATTGAGTATTTCTTGCTTTGATGTAGCCGATTGTTTCATATTCACCACTAGAGTTATACTCAACCAATACTTTAATATAAGCATTAATTTTCATATTAACCCTTATATCAAATCTGCCTAGATATTTGTTATCCGGATAAGAATATCCCATAACACCTGTTTGGAAAAACCATTCAATGTTATCTTCTAATTTACCTTGTCCTGTAGGTGAAATTAGTTTGTTACCATCTACATAGTATAAATCAGTATCCACCCTAGCAAAATATTCTGCCTTGGTGTTGTCTTCCTTGTGCCATAACTGACTAGATAGGTCATATACAAACATTTCCCATTCGTCAGTATCACATCTTTGCATTGATATATAATACTTAGTACCGACTGTACCGGCTCTTGCATTGCGATAATTTACATTTCCTAGTGGCATAGATATTGAACTTGGCAATGAACCCTCATACATACAAACATCACTTGATGATTTATAAAATAGGATTTCATTTGAAATTGCAAGTGACTTTTCACTACCCTTTTGTACACCTCTACAGTTAGTAGTATTCATTGTAAATTGTGATGGTATAGCACCACTTACCCTATGTATGTAATTTTCTTTGAAGAACATAGGGTATGAACCATAATTTATAGCACCTGTAAATTCACCATCAGAACCTACTGTAACTGCATAACTATCCGTTGATATACCGGCATAGCAATTCCAATTTTTAAAATCGCCTTGCTTACTTGCGTAAATTTCATTTACAATTTCGCCTTTTTTGTTCTTACCATATCTGCAACCCCACAAACGATTATTACATTCAATAACATAGTCCATTATAGGCATAGTTCTTGATATTTTAATTGTACCGAGTTTTTGAGTGTATATGGTATTAAGTATACCAACTACAATAATATAGTCTGTATCAACATTCTGTACTAGCATATTAGTGTTTAGTTTAGATAACTGTGACATTGTAGTATTTTGATATTGAGAACTTTCCCATTTTGTTTTACAAAACTTTTTTTGACCTTGAATATAAACATATAGATCACCATTAACAACCCATTCACTTCTCTTTGTACTTGCAGAAGTATCATTCCAAAAATAAGATGGATATTTAGCTTCAGTAATTTCTGCTGAGGCTGAACAACTAGGCTCTAAATATAAACTAACATAGTCTTTGTCTTTATCCTCAGACTTAATATAAGCCTGTCCAAAAAAAGATTTAGAGGTACTACTATCTGTTTGACTATGCACCTTAGGCATATACTGTATACCATCAAAATCTACGGCATCACCTTTTGATATTCCTTTGCCTATCCCTTTACCACTAATTTTAATATATACAGTAGAAACAGTTACCCACTGTTGTGTATATTCAGCCCATTTTTTTAGATAACCTGTTGTACTGTCATACCATTTTTGACCGTCTTTAGGGTCTTTAGGTTCTGTTGATGATGGGTTAACATAATTTTCACTGATTTTGTCTGTAAAATTGTATTCAGCACCATCAATGTTACACATACCGAATGTTACATTATCGGAAGCACAAGATACTGAATTGACTTGTTCTATATATCCTGATTCATAATCTTTTTCAGTATTTATATAAATTTTGTCAGGTAACACAATTAAATATGCACCCATACAAATAAGTTGCTTTTCTGTGTCTGTAAATAAATATTCCTTATCATCAATTTTAATTGTTATTTTCTCACCGTTAACATATAAGTATTTATCATCAACATAGGTTAAGCCTTTTTTACTCACGATACCGTGAGGGTTGTCTAATTCTGCTACTAGTCCTCTTAATGGTCTTGTGGATAGTACAGGATAGTCATATGCTGATAAGTTACTCATATCATAGAATTCACCATCAGCACAACGGATATTATGATTATATCCTTTGAATTCTTCTATCATGTCCCTTGAAGTTTCAAGGTCTGTTATTTCAGGTAAATACATTTAATCACCACCAATTCACATTAGGTTGTGTATGTTCGTGTTCTTTGTTGTACATTATCTTATAGCTCTGATAAGCGTTATTAAACATAGCCATTGCGTTGCTATAATCTACAGTTTCTCTGTTATTTAGTGCAATTTGTGCTTGTACATAATATCTGTAAACATCTTCTGCATAAGGCTCTTTAATGAGTAATTCTGTTGTCAAAGGTTTGTCCTTGTAACCTTTGAAATCTTCTATATAATCACCGTCTAGATACTGTCTAAATACTTCTTCATTAGTCAGCATATCAAGTGTTGAAATCATTTTAATTTTATCATCATTATCGTATGTATTAGGATACATAACATTGACGGTATTTAATACATCTTGTATTGTCATATTATCACCATATTAAATAAGGGACGGTTGTTAGCCGTCCCTTTAATCTTATTCAGTAGGCATTTTTGCTTTTACCTTTTCGATTAATTCAAAATCTTCGTCTTTGGCTTTCTCACTGTTGTAGTAAGCCTCTGCGATATATTCAGGTACCTTAACTGTTTCCCCTCTCTTAATTAAGTAGCTTTCACCATTAACTGAGATAAATTTCTGTGTTTCAGCATTTGCACTTCTTAATTTAGGGATAGTTAAATCAACCATTTTTACTTTTTCTGTTTTTACTTTTTCTGTTTTTACTTTATCTGTAGCCATATATTCTCCTTAGTTAGCAATATCTACACTACTATAACTAGAGCCACTTTCTACTCTTAAAATTCTTTCCTCATATAGGATTTTAGCACCGTGGCAAAACTTGTAACCGATTGTACTAAACTGTTCAAGTGGACCACCGGCAACAGTCTTGTCCTTGATAATCATTTCTGTACCTTCGCCCTTTGGCTCTACAATACCAAATGCGTCCTTGCCTAGGAATAGTGTTGCGTATGTAGCAGGTTTAGTAGTCTCCTTATAGACCTTAGCTTCTACACCGTCAATGAACTTAACTCCGTGTAATTCGCCAATTTCACCCTTGAAAATAGGTGTTGTGTCAGTATGCTTGTGGTAGTCAGCCCATTCCTTTGTGTTTCTCAAATCGTCCATAACACTAGGGTGGATAACTGCTACATAGTAACGACCGTCAAACTTTGGTGCTTTGTTCTTGCGTAGGATTGTACTTGCTCTTGATACTTCTCTAGGAGTTAGAAGACAAGTATTATCTAGTGTCGCTCTAGAAGTAACTGCTTCACCTTCTGTATTGCCGTTATCTGTTGTCTTATGACAGTACATAACATTAGTACCGGTTAGAAGCTTGTTTCTTGTTAGTGTTGCAAAAGTTGCACCACACGCACTACCCATTTCCTCAGTAGCACCCATAATAACATTGTCAACGGCTTCTAGCTCTAAACGGTCAGAAACAGTTGTGTAATCACCATACTGATTCACATCTGCTTCAATCTTTGTCATACCAAAGGTTGACCCGTCTGGAATAACACCTTCTGTTAGTGGTGTTAGTGCCTTTGCAAATGTGTTAAATTTACGCCATTCTACCTTATTGCCTTTAATAGTTGTCTTCTTACCAAACTGAGAAAATAGGTCAACTTCCTTTGCGTTTTCAAGTAGTGTAGTGTTATAAAAATCCTTAATAGTCTGTGGAATTTTAGTTGTTGTCTGTACATTTGAGCCTTGTACAGTGGCATTAAAAAACTGTAGTCTAAATGCAAACATAAAATATCCTCCGTTAAGGGGAATTATTCAAATGTTACTCTTTCCCCTCTTGCAAGTCTTTCTTTTACTTCTTCGATATCTTTCATTGTAAAATTCTTAGGGTCAACTTTATACAGACTAGGACTACCGTTAGATACACCGTTTTCAATTGGTCTACTTAGGTTATTGTTCATTGCTTTTGTAGTGTTTAGTGCCACATTGTTCACTTGCTGATTTATTGCCATTTCCCTCATTTCAGGGTGCATTACTTCATAAGCAATCAATGGGTCTACATTACTACCACCATGTTCAAATGGTGCAACCAAACGGAAAAACTGTTCATTTTCCATTTCTGCATTGAAATCAAAGCTAGGATATTTAGCCTTTACTTTGTCACAACGGTCAAAGATACCATTCAAGACTTTGTTATATTCAGCCTGTCTTTCTTGGTCTTCTCTGTCTTTGTTCTGTTGTGCGATAACCTGTTCAGCCTGTTTTACTCTCAAATATGACTGAGTATCCATACCCATTGCACTTGCTTGTTCTTCAAGAAGTGTTGCGTCATTCTGCATTGCGTTGAGTAAATCAGTATTGAAAGTTGCTGAATTAGGGTCTATACCATAGCGATAATTAGCCATTTCTAACACTTTTTTCATTTCTGCGTTAGAATTGTTGAGTGTTTCTAGTTCCTTATCTCTCTTAGACATTCTTTTATTGAACGCCTTGCTGAACATATCGTCATACTCTTGCTTGTAGCTAGGGTTAGACTTTAGTAGTTCCTTTAGGGTCTGTTGTCCCTCTGTTGGCTCTGGGTTGCCAGTATTTGCTGATGTATCAGCTTCTCCAGTAGTAGTTACAGTTTCCATTCCCTCTGCAGTAGGTTCATCATTGAAAAACTGTAATCTAAATTCGATACTCATTAGGTGGTATCCCCCTTTTGTGTTCTGTGGTAAGTCACGACCTTATACTTTAATAATAAAAAAAGAGTGGGTTATTTACTAACCCACCCCTATAAGGAAATTTATTAATTTTTGCTTAATATTTTGAATGTTATATAGTCGCTATATGCTGATGAAATAGCCTCTAGTCCGTCTACTACTGTAGTGTAGATAGTGTTTAATACTAGATTATATGTTTTTGCTCTATCAATGGATATATTCAACATTGTTAATGTTTTAGGCTTGAATACTTTATGTCCACTTGCCATATCTTCCTCATAATCAAACTGTATGCCGTTTTTAGTTAATGCTAGATAAAGTGTATCTGTTAAAGTAGAAATAGCACTACATAAAATATCCTTGCCATTCTCTGCGTAGTTTGCGTGTCCGTCTATTGATAGAAAGTGTGTATTAGGATTGTACTGTATCAGCATTATCTCACCTGTGTACTTTCTTGTGCCATTGCTCTTGCGTTCTTAACCTGTGCGTTTTCCTTTGTTGTGTCAAGGTCTACAGATTGGTCTGTTGTTGGTACCGGTGTATTACCTTGCTCGCCTAGCATAGGTAATATTTGATTTAGTTGTGCAATTATATTAGGGTCGCCTATCATTTGTGCCATCTGCATTGATAAACTGCATAGACTTTGAATAGTCTGCTGAGTATTAACATTTTCTTGCACAATATTAATTGCGTTGTCTTTGTTCTTGAAGTCCATAAACTGTAACAATGCAAGTGCCTGTTGTGAGTTCTGAGCATTAAACACACCCAAATTATAAAGCTGAATAGCTAGTTCGTTCTGTTCAATCTTCTTGTATGGACTTTCTTTTTCGGCTGATACTTCAATATCAAACACGACATCTCTATATCTAACTTCGCCGTTTAATTCGTCCATTGGCTGAGGTTTTAGCCCCTCATTATTATATTTAACAAATTCGTAGTTCTTTCCATCTTCGATACGGTATTCCCTGAAAAGGTCATAATACTGCTTGATAATTTCGATACAATCATATGTAACATGTTCATGAAACAAATAGAAAATTTTATTATGAAGTCTTGAAATCTTAGAACCACTTTCTTGCATTGCTACAATAGCACTCGCCGCCGTAACACCACTAGTTGTACCACCGTTTGATACATCTCTATTACCTGTTGTTTCTTTCTGCTCATTAATGAGTTCTTCCCTCAATGAAATAATATTACCACTTAATGTACTTGATTGTACCTGTCTTATGTTACTTTCATCTAGTGACCCCTCTAAATGAATAAGTGGCTTGTCATAGTCCATAAATTCATCTTCATTGATACCACCATCATTTTTAACCATATACCTAGGTGTAGCCGTTGCTTTTACGTTCTTCAACATTGCATTAGTTAAAATATCAATAGCCTGTTGGTCGCCTCTGCCTATATCTGTATATCCGTAGCCAATTAGTGACCCCTCAATGTCAAACAAACTAACAACTTCAAACGGATATTTACCGTGGTCATACCAACCGTTAGGGTAATTCTCAGGGTCATTCTCTGTTGAAAATAGGACTTCATCACCACAAAATTTGCAGTAATGCAGTACCTTTTTACCGTTTTGATATTTCTTGTAGTACCAATCAACTACAAGTGACTTATCTGTTGTGTCAATAGTATCATCATATACATACTTGCTGACTTCTATTGTCTTGTCACCTAGTTGTTTTCCCTCTAATTCTGGGTACTGTTCTTTTAACTCTTCATTGTCAACTAATTTTGTGTAAAATACATTCCTACTATCCTGTATATCTGTAATGCCAGGTTCCCAAAAAATATTAAGTAGGTCAATTTTTTTAACTTCAACGGCACCTAAACCGTTATTTTTCTGTCCATTGAAGAAAATACCGGCTACTGCACCACCATGTTTTAGTGCATATAGTGTTATATCGCTATATGTTTCTTCATAACGCATGTTTCGGAATTCTACTGGTAAAATAGCAGTTAGTTTTTCTGCTTCTGTTACATCATCAGCCGTCCTAGGCTTGATGTTGCTTTCAGGGTATCCGTCCATAATATCTGCGTGTTTAGATACAATGCAGTTCCAAAGCCAAGGCGTAGCTATTTCAAATGGGTCTTTTGTTTGATTATACTTAAAGCCATTGTTTTTATCCGGTTTAATATAGTCCCATTGTCTTAATTTCCACCACTGTTCATTGGCGATAATTCTTTTTTCTAGAGAGGCTTTACCACTCTTATATTTTTTTAGTGTGTCTTTTGCTTTCGAAATCTCATTTGCACCGATAGGCATTTCAACATCTTGTGTGTTCTCAAACTGTACTTGATTATCTAATTTAAAAGGTGTACCCATTTTAACCTCCGTTATATCGTTGTAATTTTAGCTGATTTAGTGGGTCTATGATTGGTTTGTATTTAGGTGTGTATGGTTCAATAGGCTTAACCTTATTCATCATACAGAAATATCTTATATCGTCGCTTATATGGTCTTCTAACTCTGTGTTCAGGTCTTCAGGCTTATGTTCATCATACATCATAAGTGGTATTGTTCTTATAGCATTTTTACACGAATTAAAAAAGTAAATTCTAGGAAAGCCATTCTTATCAAATGCCATTCTATAATGAACTTGCATCCAACCGGCTACACGGCTATTATCACCTTTTTCAAAGTATATTCTATGCTTGTCTGCTATATCTGCCACACTTTCACCGGCTGAACGGTTCCAAATTGCAGGGTCAGCCACACCCCCACTAATTTTGCGACCCTGTAGGTTAGGGTGGTTTTTTTCAAACTCTAACGCCCTTTTCATTTGCTCGTATGGGTCTATCTTTAACCCCTCGTTTGGTTCGCCTGTGCAACCGTAAAACTCGGCTATACGGTAGGCTACACCCTCAGTATCTAAAGCCCAGTAACCAAAGGAAAACGGCTTAGAATAACCAAAGTCATAGGAACGGTAGATTTTCCAATGACTAGGTATCATAAAATCATCAATACAATGTGTAAATCTATGTTCTTCCCTCAGTTGTTCAACTGTAGTCCCTAGTTCGTTGGCAATTTGTAGGCTTGGTTCTGTCCTGAACTCTTCAAAGAAAGCACCTTGGAAGATGTCCCACTCACCATTGAGCCACGCCTTGCGTAAGGTGGGTGGAAGTCCTTTCAACCAGTTGTAATACTGTGGGTCTGCCTTTAATAGTGCTTTGTTATCAGTAACAAGACTTTGAATAAATGAATAGTCGTTAGGGTTCTCACCGTATTTATATTTACGGTCTATGAATAGCCTTTTAACCCACTCGTGACCGACACCACCAGGGTTGCAAGATAGATATATCCTTTTAGGAAAGTTGTTAACACCTCTGACAGTTGCAGAAATCTTCTTGTACTGTTCCTCTGTTATCTGCGTTGCCTCGTCTATCATTAACACATCACATTCCAAACCCTGGAAACGGTCTGCGTCTTTTTCGGTGTCGCAGTATCGGAAAATAATACGGCTTCCGTTGTCAAACCTTAATGTTTTGTCTTTGTCTGAGTACCTTGCTAATCTATCTTTACTGTACACATTTAGTTCATTGCAAAGTGGTTCTATGTGGTTTTGCGTTAGCTCCGGGTATGTCTTTCTGACTATGACTATCGTTATACCACTGTGTTTGAGTGCTAATAGTTTCGCCTTGGCTCTAAATACCCACGATTTGCCACCACCTCTAGCACCACCAAAACCCACAACCCTGTGATGGTCAAGTAGAAAAAGTTTCTGTTTTGCGTTCGGTGGCTCTATGATTAAGTTAGTTTGCATAGTCTTCAGCGTTACCTTCAATCTTTACTGTAATACTCTTGTTGTCGTCTTCTGTGTCGTACATACCACCCAGGCGACACAACATATCTATGGCTTTTGTTTTGTCGTATAGACTGACAGAAATGCCGTTTTTAGTCTTTGTAATCGACTGTATACACTTTTGTTGTGTTTCGCTTAGTTTTTTTGTCTCGTTATACTCAAGTTCTGCCGTCTCGTACTTGTGTATGATTGGGTTGCCGTCGTCGTCGTAGTCTTCAAACTCTTCAATTTCTTTTACAATGTTTACAAAATCAGTAATGTTACTTTCAGCGATTGCTTTTAACTCTTTAATTAACTTGTCGTTGTCAATGCCGTTATTTGCTAATGCTTGTTTACTCTGCTCTTGTATCGCTTTTTGTATATCGTCCCTAGATAGCAGTTTTCTTGCCGTATCTGTCGCATTACTTGCCTTGTATCCTGCTTTGAGTGCTGACTCTTTGCCGTTTGCCGTCTCGCAGTAGTATTTTACAAAGTCCATTTGTTTTGATGTTAAAGCCACGATTATACCCCCTTTCTTGGCTCGTATTTACACTCTAATTGTAGTTTGTTGACTTGCAGTAAACTAACCCACCCACGCACGATTAACTCATGCAGACGCATATTCACGCATTTAACATATAGCCTTTTAGCCTTGCGTGTTTAAGCATAAAAAAAAAGACTACCGGACAGGTTTATTCCGATAGCCTTTTTTCTCTTTTTTGCCTCGTTTGACAATATGAATTTGCAGTTATTATTATAACTGATTTTGTGCAGTTTGTAAATAATCAATTAAAGTCAATAACGGTCAAAAGTAGTCAATGTGAAGATGTTAATGCGTGAAAATATGTTTTTTTAATCAATTTTCAATCAATCAAAATTGAACTCAATTAAAAATCATTCATTTTCTTTCAAAATAATTCAAACTTTTAACTAAATCATTAATCTTTTCAACTACATCATTTTAATCTTTCTTGATGTAGTTAAATTGACTAATTCTAATCAATTCAGAATTGATGAATTTTAGTTATTTTTTTCTTGCTTTAACTTTGCCTTGATAGCTGATACTATCCAACCGTTGAGGCTTTCGCCTTGCTTGTCTGCGTGTGCTTTGAGTATATCCCTTTGCCCTTTTTTGATCCTAACTGTCAATTTATCATAATTAGCATTATTATATTTCGCCACTGCTCTTTTTTGTGCCTCACTAATTGCCATCTTTTCACCTCCCACAATAGGATATATATATTATACTTATTGTGACTACTGACTACAATATACATATTGCACAAATACTGACCCCAATATATGTGCATATGTTACAAACATAAATTTTTTTACAAAAAAGTGTTGACTTTATCTAATGACGGCAGTATAATGAAGACAATCCAAGAGGGAAACACCTCAACGGATACAAACCAAATCTATTTATTTTTTGGAGGTACTAAAATGATTAAATTTGAGATTGGCAAAATCTACAAGGACAAATCAGTTGCTTTTGAGGTAGTCAAAAGAACTGCAAAAACAGTAACTATTGTTCAGCTTCACCATTTTGGCAGATGGAACGAAAAGAGAGGCACAGAAGAGAAGAAGAAAGTAGCTAACTACTTACACGACAATATAGAAGTGTTAAGCAGTTACGGACACGACATAGAAGCAAATCAAACAGTATGAGGGTGGGATAACTTCCCACCCTGGAAAGGGAAAGACAATGAAGGACATAGACAAGTTAACACGAAGACTAAACGACATCAGAGCAAAGGAACTTGAAGAAGTAGAAAAGGTAGGTTGAAAATGTATCTTTACGAAATTGACGGCAAATACTTCAACGAACTTGAAGTAATTGCCTACTTTAAAATTAAGGGTTGCACGAGAAACCTAAGCCACCAAAGAAAACAAGGCATCTTATGCCACCGTAAAGAACTTGACTTTCAGCCAATTCTGCAAGGCTACAGAAAGCCCATGTACAACGGTGAAGACAAGGACGGCAACATAATAATAAGATATGAAAGGTACAAAGAATGTACGCAAGGGCAATCGTTAACGAACTAGGCGAGGTTGTCGCCTGGTGCAAAGACTTAACACAAGAAGAAATTGACAAAGTGCTTTCTTCAAGCACAAAATACAAAATCACTTGTATAGTTCTTTAATAGAATTATGCAAAAGTAAACAAATGATATTATTAAAAAAAGCCACCCGGAAGGGTGGCACGAAAGGAAAGTAATTATGAAATACTATGATATTGAAACACAGACAAGAACTGAATCAATGATTAATAACGAAGTTTATCCACAGGAATGGCAATCCGTTGTTGAAGAACCTGTACAGGCTACATCAGAGGATGTAGCATTAGAAGAATTCTTATTTAACGAAATGCCACGAATTCACAACAATGTTGACGGTGTAACTTATGATGACGCAAAGTTAATTAATAATGATACTGTTGAAATCTATCTTGACGGAAAGGTAGTACAGGAACAGTATTATAGGGCAGTCGAAATTGAAAAATAATGTTTTAAGACCTCGCACTTGTAAAGCATGTGGCACCACCTTTCAAGGTGGTCCTCGTGCTTGGTACTGTCCTAGGTGCAGGGCTGAGCGACTAGCTCAGCAGAATAGAGAGTACCACGAACGAAAGAAAAGAGGAAACACAAGGAAGATAGGGCAGAAATACCCTTGCGAACTTTGTGGCAAAATGTACATCTTATCAAGTGGAGTACAAAGATACTGCACAGATTGTGCAAGAGAACACTTGAAAGAGGTGGATAATAAGCAGTCGAGAGAGTGGAACAAAGACCACCCAAAGCAGATGGCAGAACACAAGAGGAACGAAAAGAAAAGGAATAAGGAAATGAAAAAAGAGGTTAAGCAAATTAAAGCTAAAGCCTCAGTTATTAAAGAATTGAGGGAAAGCAAGGGCTTATCCAAACATAGATTATCAATCTTATGTGGGATGAATGAAAAGACTATCGCCCACATTGAAAAGCTAGAAAACCTATCCAATGTTAAATTAGGCACATTGGAAAAGATTGCCTCAGCTTTAGATATGACGCCTATTGAATTTTTTGAGAAGCTATATGCGAAAGGAAAATAATTATGAAATACTATATTGTAGGAACAAGAAAATACAACACAAACCACACAGACTTTACGGATGAATGGACTGCTTATCAAGGTTTCGATTATGAGGAAGCAAAGAAAGCACTTGCAGAAGAACAGAGTAACTATGAGTGTTACTCAACAAAGCAAGAGAAAGCAACACACGAAGTATTCGGTGAAGTGTACGAACTACCTGACGACCTAGACACATCAGACGAGGATGAAATCACTAATGCATTGTGCGACTGCTGTTGCTGTGATGATTTTGAATAGTTGAAGTTAAAAAAGCCACCCTTTTGGGTGGCAAGGAAAGGAAAGTAATTATGAAGCAATATAAAATAGATGTACTAGAAAAGATTAAAGCCGCCAGTGAAGGCGACAGAATAATTAGTTTGCGAGAACAAGCCAATGCATGTGGAATTAAGCACCTTAAGACACAGGAGTGCTTGGAAATTGCAAATAAATTCATAAAAAATCATCCGGACTATAAAATGGTCCGAATGATGGAAACACCATTTGACAGTATTTTCTGTTCTTTAACCTTTATTGATAAGGAACTTCAATTCGAAGATTGTTTTGAATAAAGATATGAAAGATATTCAAAGGATTGTTAATGAAGTGGTAGAGTTCAACTGTAAAAAGTTGAATCTACCAAAACCTACTATCAACTATGAGCCACCTACAGAGTTTAACACACCAACCACAAAGGCTGGTGTTGACCCTAGGCAAGACAATACCATAGGCATTAATACCTCAACAGAATGGGAAAGTATTATGGAAGTGTGGTGGGTAGTTTCACACGAAATGCGTCACTTGTGGCAGATTAGAACAAACTACTGCAAGTTAGATAAACAAGAGTACTCTAATTTGCAAGAGTATGCAAGTCAACCGGAAGAGATTGACGCCAACGCTTGGGGGATTTATGTTACTGCAATTAAATTTCAACAACGCCCACTACTAGAAAATGTGTACGGTCAAGATGTATGGCGTCAAATCGCTAAACGATTTAATGAAATTATTGATGAAAAAAAAGACTAGGGTTATCCCTAGTCTTTTTTTATACCGGCAACAGTAACCAACACAAAATTGTCTTTATCCTTTACAAACACATCAGTAAAGCCTTTAACCCACTTCTGATTATCGTTAGGTAATATGGACGCCTTCTGTAAGGCATCCAACACAAACTTCTTTCCAAAGGCTATGTTGTCAAGGTCGTGCCTTGTATTATAGTGCCATTCAAACACAATCCTTATAGGTTTTGTTATCTTCTCTATTCTGTGAGTTGCTTTATAACTTATAAGTAATAATTTAATTCTATCTTCCGTATCGTGCTTAAGGATATTACCTTTATCATTCTTGCCAAACCTATACCGACACGCATTTATGTATTCATTCGCCGTTGGCAACCTAAATGGTATCTTAAATTGATAAGTCATAATGTACCTTACTTGAAAGACAACATTACATTATATGTTGCCTTTTCTAGTTTACCATCCTTAAAAATTTTCATAGTAGTAGTTAAGATATTGCGCGTAGGGGCAGTAATGCCACCTATCAGCACAATATTTTCTTTTGTGTATGTTTTTGGCTTGTGGACTATTAAATCTCATAATGTTAGATACTTCATTGTAGATACACTCACAATTCAAATCTATAGAATTGTTATCTTTTCGATAATAAGGGCATTTAACTCTAACATCAAGATACTTTCCTTTGTTAGCCATTTTCACTCCTTAATAAAAATAATCGTCTACGTCAACATAAATAAGTAATAATTGAAGTGCAACCCATAGAACTAAAATTATCCATGATGGTATCCATACAATTAAAGGAACTGCAATGCTATTAGCACTTAATATAAATAATATCATAAGCCATATTGTTATTAACATTCTGTTTCCCCCTCGCCTAGGAAGTCTAGGAACTTATCACACATAGCACCGACTTGTATTGCCTCTTTAATAAGTTCAATAGTAAATTTTTTTGTTGCTTCTACATATTGACTTGTTTTTTCATTCTTTTTGGCATTGAAAGTCCAAATATCTTCAACAAAGCCTCTTAATCTATACCAAACATCATTAGCTTCTTCTATTTCTTCAAGCAACACGGCATATCCTTCGTGTGCTGAATGAAATTGTGGATTGTTCTTGTTTGCTTTCTGCAACTCTTTGTCAAAGAGTGCTTGTACTTCTTTCTCACTTACTGCAAAACTCAT